CCTGATGCGTCATTGGTGTCATCCCCCGGCGTCATTGGTGTCATCCCTTTGATTTGATCAACTAATACTCTTGTGTGTCCTATTGTATTAAGCTCTCTTTGTATGTGTTTAGATGTTCGAGTGATCCATTTATGCGTTACTAGTTTCTTGATCGAGCGTTGCACAGTGCGTTTTTTTAAATTGGTCATGTTTACAATTTGGTTGATTGTTACTGGTCCCTCAAAAGACTTCCAATCTACTTTTAAAAGAATAGCCATCATCACTATCTTTTCGGTTGATGTTAGATTAGAGGAAAGCACTTGAAGCCGAACATTATACTCTTTCATATGTTCTCCTTTTATATGTAAGACTCAATGAGTAAATACTAGCATTACAAAAAAGTAAACAGGTTTTTTACAAAAAAGTAAAAAGAGGGTTGACAAAAAAGTAAACAGGTTTTACATTTGATCAAGTTCAATCAATCAAGGAGATGAAAGATGAAAGATCAAATTTTATCTGATCTAAAAAAGCAAAGATACACAATGAAAGATTTGGCTAAACATATGAAGGTAAACAATACACATCTTTCATTAGTTTTAAATGGTCACCGTCCTATGTCATACAAAGTTGCAGTTGCCTTGCGTGACTCACTTAACAAACTAACCTCGAACACTTATCACCTAACTGACTTTGGATTCTAAGGAGAACACATGAGTCACACAAAGAAGATGCAGCAAGCTCGAAAACTAGAGCTAATTTCAATCATTCTTATGATGATCTTTCTTTTATTTATTGCAGATCAATTCAAGACAAACTGTGAGAATAGAAGAGGATCACACTCTATTGTAAAATCACCAGATCAACAAACACTCAAGACAGTCGGTATTATTCGATCTATTGACTAAACCCATCAGCATATAAAGGAGAACATATGCTAAACGAAAAACAAGATCAAATCATCAAGAACTTATCAACCAGTCAACGTGACTATGATGATAATGTAAAATGCTTTATGACCTTTGGACACCTCTTTAATTACAATCCTCATGCCTGCGTTTCTCAAACTTATTGTATACAAGGCAAGCCCGCTTTAAATGCTGATGCAATGTGCGGCATTGTCAGAAATTGGATTGATCCTGCTACTCAAAAAAAAGTCTGTGCTTTTATGAAAGCTGATGTGCTTACACCTGAATATGATGATCAAGGCAACGTCAACCCTCACTCAATTGGTGTTCGATATACTGCAATGCGAAGTGATGAGTTACAGACTGCTAAAGAGTATGGTCTAGACGCACCAATTCACACATGGACTTTTACAATGTTTGACGCTCAATTACGTGGAACAGCTAATAAACGCACTTGGGTCCAAATGCCTGTTGTTATGTGTGGAAAACGTGCTGCCACTGCGTTATGCCGTCTAGTGTTTCCTGATGTCGTTGGTACTGCATGCAGTCCTGATGAACTCGCTGAAATGATGCTTAAGGATGATGATGAGATTTCAAGGATCGCCTATGCTTCAAATGGTGAACAGATCCCTAATGATTTAAAAAAAAAGTCTAGCTTAAGCCGACCACCAGCACCACAACCAGCGCCTCAACCCTCTTTTGAATTAAGAGACTTTACAAACATTCACACAGTTCTCAAAGAACTTACTGATGAGGGAATTGATATTGATGATGCGCTTATGTCTTTAGAAAACTATATGCCTGATGTGTTGCCAAATGACATGACAGAATATCATTTTAAACAAGTGTTTTACCCTATGATGTTCTCACCTTTTAGACTTATCCTAAGAGATCAAACGGTCACAAGCTTTGATAAAGAAGGTTTAGAGGATGTTGATGTTGATACCTTGGCAGCCATGTTTGATGCGTTTTATGGAACCTACTTTGAACCCTCGAGAGATGGTGATGTAGCTGGATACTGTGCCAATGTGATCAAGTGGAGTTACTCGCCTTGGTTTAGTGAGCTTACTTATTATATGAATCAACTACTTTCTAAAGATTTAATCAAAGAATCTGAGCAAGAAAGAATCATTCATACAATCACACAGCCTCAAAACTTATATAGTGAAGCCTTGTTCAAGCAATTTATGAAAGACCTACCATCACTTCATTAGAGGAGACTCACATTTTAATCCATCACATGCACCTGTTAAGTGTGCATCATTGCCCCCTTCGATTGATGTGAGATCAACTAAAGACCAATCAGCATCTCTAAGTTTTTTCCAAACGACTTCACCATAAGAACCATCTAAGACAGTTTGATAGGGTGCGTTTTCATAAACATAGTCACCTGTATCTGGCATCATAGCAACGCCTTTTACATTGTGTCTTATCTTCCAAAGCCAATCAGCAACAAAACGCCACTCGTGATGTTTGATTGAACAAGTGTTTGATACATTGTGAGTTAAACCTTCTATTCTAGTGTTTATACTACCAGGTAAAACCCAATGCTCTTGAACAAGATTTACCTGCTCGAGGTGGTATTGTGCATTCACTTCCTCTCGTATCCATGAATTACTATCTGGTATTTCACAAGCAAATTGTACTATTCCTGTATCACCGTCTTGATCAATAATGACCTCAGGAAGCTTTTCTTTAATCTCTTTCCACACTGGATTGATTTTACTTAATCGAATTGTCCTTATCCATCTTCTAGAGTGGAATGGATGGATGCCCGCACTTGTTCCTAATAAGGTTGAGGTGTTGCCACTTGGTTTAATGCAAGTGGTTCGAGAGGCATAATTGATGCCGATTAATTTACTTACTCTTATATTTTCTTCTACAACAGCGTTGGCACCCGCTTCCAATATTTTGGGTGAGAAAGAAATACTAAAGTTTGAGTACATACCTGTCAGACTTACACCAATCAAAGCCTCTTTCTCAATGATGGCTTTGGATACTTTGCCTAAATAACCCGTGTTTGTATATCCTGCTTGCAATGTACCAATGAAAGAGGCTGCTCTACATGACTCTAGAAACTCTTCAAAAGTCTTGTTTCTTTGCATGTTGATCTCAGTTAAATTGCAAACACTCCACCCACTTCTAAAAGACCATCCTGTAAACTCAAGTCTTTCTCGATCTCTACTTATAACTAAAGGGATCTTATCAATAGATTCACCACTTGGAGACTGTACCCAATATGGATACAACCCAATTTCACAGCAGGGATTAGTGCCAAAGTCGGACGCATTAGAAAAGAATACCCCCGGTTCTCCCCAATCAGAGTTTAAATCAACAGCTCTTTTGACGTGCCTCTTTTCTTCTTTTCCATCTGTCACGATGGATGCACTGATATTTGCATATGCTCGATTTGGGTATCTTAAATACCAATCTCCAATTTTAGCATTGAGCATCAATTGGTCATCTTGATCAAATAAACATATGGATGCTGATCTTCTGACCCCTCCTGATAAAACGGCAGCGCTTAAACACATACATAAATCAAAGACATCAATGGACCTTAGGCGCTTACCTAATCTTGATACTAATAAATGCCTGACTTCATTTAAACAATCTTCTAAAGGTTGTGGACCCGGCGCAATTCCACCAGATGAAATCAAAGAGCCTTTAGGTCTGATCAAATGATAGTCGAAATGGATTTCATAATCTATAGAATGATCAAAGTAATCAGTGTGAAAGTAACAATCCAAGAGAGCTTGTAGGGCATTACTCCACCCTTCAATCGAATCTTGAACCACATGTACAAGCGTCTTTCTTTTTTGATGTGTTTCAACATCTATGATACGAGGGAGATCTTTAATGTGTTCTCTCTTTACACTAAACCCTGTCCCACATCCACACAGTAAAAGCCAAAACATCTCTGAGAAAAATCTAGGTCTGTCTGCTGGTGAATAGGTACAATTATAAATCCTCATGTTTCGTTCTTCGATTGCTTTACCGCCGAACTGCATAGACCTTTGTGAGGGAACAATTCTTTTCTGCTTTACCAGGGCGAACTTGTTTTTAATCTCCTCTTCTAAAGATGGATATTTTTTGACGTGCATCCTGATAACTCTATCAACTGCATCCTCCCAAGATTCTCGACCGTTTTCTTTTTGCTGTGCATATTGTGAAGCAAAGACAACTTGCCCCATTAATTCATTTTGCATAAATCCTCATCTTAAACTTAAATACAATGTGGAGGCTGTAAGAGCTCCAACCAATGCACCTGACACAATAAGAAGATTTTTTGAATGTGTCTTCTCTTGTTCAAGTTTCTGTTTAAGATGTTCATTTAATTGTTTTGTTTCGTCAAGAGACTTTTGAAAGATTTGAATTCTAGACTCACATCTTTCTACTCTTTCTCTTACTTCTTTTTCAAATCTT